GATATTAAAGCACGTAGACCACGCGACTGGCACAAGGAATTTAAGTGGGACGCAGTACGCTTCGCTAATAAGACATATGCTGTGTATGACGCTGTACAACGCTCTAAGGACTGGTGTGTGTGGATGGATGCTGATACATTTGTACATAGCACATGGGCATACGAAGACTTTCTAAAACAGTTACCAGACAATGCTTGGATCACTTATGTAGGCAGAGGCAAAGGATCACAGACATGGCCGGAGTGTGGCTTCTACGGATTAAACTTAAATCATCCTGTGTGTCACGAGTTCCTTAAAGAGTTTGAAAGAGTATACGAAGAAGCAGACGACGGTATCTTTAAACTTGAAGAATGGCATGATAGTTTTGTATTTGGAACTATCTTAAATAAAATGAAAGAAGACTTTCCAACAGTATTAGATTACAGTGCTAACATATATAACAACCCGGCTAAGACTGGTGGAGGCGGACATCCTTTAATTAATTCTGATTTAGGCAAATGGATTGACCACTTAAAAGGTGCAAGAAAAACTGAAGGACGGAGTAAAGCTAAGGATCTTATGAGCCGCCGGCAGGAAGCGTATTGGAATGAAGTTTAGTTTATGGAGACAGTATGGCGCACTCAATAGTAGAACAGTTTTTGATGCCTTTGCTTCTAGTTTGCTGGATGCTGGTCATGTTGTTTCTAACAATGATATTAGCAGCGATGTTGATGTTATTTGGAGTGTTCTTTGGAATGGCCGTATGGCTGGAAACGAACGTATTTGGAAAGATAACAAACTCAAACAAAAACCAACTATAGTATTAGAAGTTGGCGGCATACAACGCGGAACAACATGGAAAGTAGGATTAAATGGCATTAATAGGGACGCTTATTTTGGCCCTGTGGGTAATGATTCTGTACGTGCTGATAACCTTGGGTTATCTTTAAAGCCTTGGCGCACAACAGGAAAATATATCCTTATTTGTGGTCAGCATGAAAAAAGTCAACAGTGGGAACTAATGCCTAATATGACTGCCTGGTTAGGCAATACTATTAATAACATTAGACAATATACTGATATGGATATTGTTTGGAGGCCTCATCCTAGATATCCAGTACAGTATGTAGAACAAGACTTTAAAGATGTTATACGACAAACGCCTAACAAATTAGAAAGCACATATGACGATTATGATTTTGGTGTAAGAGATGCATGGGCTACTGTATGCGAAAGTTCTAATCCTGGCTCACACAGTATTATTGCAGGAATTCCAGCATTTGTAAGTAATAGTTCATTAGCGTACGATGTCGGCAACGATATATCCTTTATGCACGATATAGGTAATCCTTATATGCCTGATAGACGCCAGTGGCTTAACGATTACGCACATACAGAATACACCCTCTCAGAAATATCTGCAGGATTACCATTAAAACACTTGACATCTAAGCTATAATACGTTATAATATAGTATGCTTAGAATAGATACTATAGAAGATTGCCTTGAAGCACTAGCTGGATTCACCAAAGAATCTGTTAGTTTCAAGTTGAACAAAGAAGATTATACTATTATGCATAGTATAGCTCGACAAACTTTTCGTGGTACAGCATTGACTGACCGACAATTTGCACTAATGCAAACAAAGCTAATTCCGTATCAAGAACAATTTGATGTATTCGAAGTTCCATTTAAACATTGTATTAAAACTTTAAGACTTCCACTACGTAGTATAAACAGAGAAAAGTATATTAGGGTAGAAGATACAAAAATCAAAGTTAGGTTTCCTTTTAAAAAATCTGATATTATGTTGATTAATGAGTTATCACACCAGTCATGGAATGCAGAAGGATATACGCATCAAAAAGGATCGCATGAACATTTCTTTGAATACAATGAAATTAACGTATTAAATTTATTAGACAGATTTAAAGATAAGTTATTTGAAATTGACAAGGAGTTAACTGAAGTGTATAATCTTATTACTGAAATACGTAGTAATAAGCATCTATATGTTCCTGGTATTTACGATATGGAATTACAAAATGTAGATGATAATATGAAGTTATTAATGGAGGCTGAAGTAGGACCATTAAGTAAAGATACTTTCTTAAAGTACGTAGACAGAAAATTTAAATACGGACTAGAACATATTGACGCCTTTGATCCAATGACTAGTGTAGAAAAATTAGCATGCAGGCAAGGAATAGAGTATAATAATAAGCCGTCACAACAGACTCTAGAATTGTTATTATCAGACTTCTGGGAGTTAGATCGATTTCCGTTAGTTGTAATTCTTGATAAAATGCATGCTGAGAAGCAACTGCACAGTATGTTAAACTTTTATAGAGATATTTTAAACCCAGAACAGCAGAGTGTATTATTTAGATTAGACAAGACGACACCTTTAGAGACTGAAAGTGACTCATTTAATCAATTAATTAAAGACAGAAAACTCAACAATTGGGTTGACAAAACAACTAAAGTAGTGTATATTAGTAAGAGTAAGTTACCAAAATTACTTATTAATAGTGAGTGGATACCTAATACATGCATTGCATTTGATAGTGCAATAGATAGAACTGTATCCACTTACATTACAAGCACTTGTGACTTAGTTGTTTTTAGAGAAGAATACATGAGTCCATTCAGGAGACACAGTAAAATATATGGCTAGTTGCAAATTAATTATTGAAGACGAAGTAAACATTAAGCTCGAAGGACTTGAAGTAGATGTTCGTAGGAAACTTGCTAATGCCCTTAAATTTGAAGTGCCGTATGCAAAGTACATGCCTCAGTATAAGTTAGGACGTTGGGATGGTAAGGTTGCTTTTTTTGGTATTGGCGGCAGTGGCTACGTTAATCATCTTGATGTTATTGTGGATGTTCTACAACGAAATAATGTTGAGATTGTTGATATACAAGACAACAGGCATCCTATTACCTTAGACTTTAATCCAGTAACAGAAACATACTGGAAAGACCTAGGCGTTGTTTGGCCCGAAGGCCATCCAGCAGCAGGCGAAGATATTATATTGCGTGATTACCAAGTAGAAGCTATTAATAACTTTCTTGCTAATCCGCAAAGTTTACAACAGATTGCAACAGGTGCAGGTAAAACAATTACAACTGCAACACTGTCACACATAGCTGAGCCTTACGGTCGGTCACTTGTGATTGTACCTAACAAATCGTTAGTGTCACAAACAGAAGAAGACTATATTAACTGTGGGCTCGACGTAGGAGTGTACTTCGGAGATCGAAAGCAATTAGGTAAGACTCACACTATATGCACTTGGCAGAGTTTAAATATACTCGACAAGAAGCACAAGGATGGCACGGCTGTTTTAAGCCTAGCAGAATTCCTAGACGGTGTAAGCACTATAATCGTCGATGAAGTACATCAAGCGAAAGCAGAAGTTCTTAAGAACTTGCTTACTCGCAACCTACGTAACGCTCCAATACGTTGGGGACTAACTGGTACTGTACCTAAGGAGAAGTTTGAGTTTGAAAGTATTCATGCAAGCTTAGGTCCAGTTATCGGAAACATTACAGCAAAAGAATTACAAGACAAAGGAGTGCTATCTAATTGTCACGTTAATGTAGTACAGTTAATTGACACAGTAGCACACAGTAACTATCAAGAAGAATTAAAATATCTTGTTACTAACAAAGACAGGATAGATTATATAGGCAACATGTTACATCAAATCTCACAATCAGGCAATACACTTATACTAGTAGACAGAATCTCAGCAGGACAAATGCTTGCAGAACTAATTCCAGACAGTACGTTTGTTAGTGGTGCAGTAAAAGTAAAAGATAGAAAAGATACTTATGATGAGATTAAAGAAGGAACTAACAAGGTTATTATTGCAACATATGGTGTTGCAGCTGTAGGAATTAATATTCCTCGTATTTTTAATCTTGTGTTATTCGAACCTGGTAAGAGTTTTGTTCGAGTTATCCAATCTATAGGCAGAGGCGTCCGTAAGGCAAAAGACAAAGACTTCGTTCAAATATGGGACTTAACTTCTACGTGCAAGTTTGCGAAGCGACATTTGACACAGCGTAAGAAGTTCTACAAGGAGGCTCAATACCCCTTCACCATAGAAAAGGTAGATTGGAATTAATATATGAGAATACTAACATTAGACGATAAATGCTTTAGCTTAGAAGACCTTCCAGATCAAATTGATGATGATGTACGCTTTAGTGTACTAGACAACAGTGATCCTAAAGAGCCAGACTTCTTCTTTGTGCCTTTAATTTTCCTAGAAAGTTTTAGTGCGCCGGCTATGGTATTAGAAATTGGCGGACAAGAAATAACTATGCCGGTAGATTGGAGCATTGCAGTAGGATGTTCTGAAAGCGGTATGGATATTGAAATACTTCCATTAACTAGCATTAACGATAGAGGCTTTGAAGCATTCTTGTTTAATCCACTATCGGGCTTCAAGTTTGACTTTGCACCAATAAATATCATTAACTTTTACACAGATGTTAAATGGTATTTTCCTAAAATGAAAAACGGCCAATTACTAACTGTACCTATTACAGAAGGATCTCAACCTCCTTGTGCATTTTTTGTTAAAGACATATCTAGACAATGCGAAGTCATTGAATATTCAAAGTTAATATAGAAAGGATTATTATGGGATGGGTATCAAAAAATGAGAAGTTAGAAGGTGAAAATATATATCACCGACATTTAAAACTTCCATTCGGTATAAAGAAATATCATTTGTTAATGGATACTATACCAGACAGTGTACAACATGTTGATATTAATCCATATAGAGATCCTTTGATAGATGCCCTTCATACAGAACTAGGGTTGTTTATAAACCATACTGAAGTATTCTACACCCCACCTAACGGCGGAGAATTACCTATCCATACTGACGAAGCGACATACGATAACCGAGCAAAAATTAATGTCACATGGGGGCCAAGTGTAGGAACTGTTAGATGGTGGAAGTCAGATAAGGCAAAGCCTATTACTGACTTAGCTTCTGCAAAAGAAATGTTAGGTGATGAACTACAGCCAGACGAAGATTTTTCAAAAAGACAACATTCAAATATTTTAGCTAAAAAAGAAGATTGTACATTAGTACATGAAGCTAATACTAATATTGTTAGCTTAGTAAATGCAGGCCAACTGCATTCAACATACAACCCTCACCCAACAGAGGGACGATGGACTTTATGCTTTGTCCCAGGTAGTTGGGGCATTAGGAACGGAGCACACTTAACATTCGAAGAAGCATGTGAAGTGTATAAAGATTATATTATAGGAGAGATATGATGGGAATTAAAGCAGGAAAAGTATGGGGTGGAACAGAATTAATCCACGCTAATGGTGTACTAGAATTTCACCGTATTGAATTTAATAAAGGATTCAAGTGTTCAGAACATGCACATGAATTCAAATGGAACGGATTCTTTGTTGAATCGGGCAAGATGATTGTCCGTGTTTGGCAAGATGATCAAGGTGGTCTCGTTGATGAAACCATCCTTGGTGCTGGGGATTTTACTCAAGTTAAACCGGGTAAGATCCACCAATTTGAAGGCCTCGAAGATGGAGTAGCTTTTGAATTGTACTGGGCAGAATTTAATCACAACGATATAGTGAGAAGAACTGTTGGTACAAAAATTTAACAATATAAACAGGAAGGATTTTTTATAGATGTTTAATATTTTTAAAAACGTAGACAGAAGTATGCTTATGAAACTAGTAGCACTTCATGTTATTGTTATTACAGTTTCAAACGCACTTGTAGGTATTCCAGTAGAAATATTTGGAATTAAACTTACATGGGCAGCATTTACGTTTCCACTAGTTGTTCTTGCAACTGACTTAACAGTTAGGTTGTTAGGTAAGAGTATTGCAAGGTCGACAATTGCCGCTGCATATCCTTTAGCAATTATTGGTTCTATTGCTGTAGTAATGTTAGAAGGTGCGCCGACTAGTGTAGCACTACGTATTGGCTTTGCAAGTGCAACAGCTTACGGCGTTGGTACATTTCTTGACGTATATGTATTTCAGTATTTAAGAGAAAACTGGAGTAAACAGTGGTGGATTGCACCAGCAGTATCAACTGTTGCAGCAAACATTATTGATACATATGCATTCTTTTATGTTGCGTTTGCAAACAGTGCAGATGAATACATGTCAGCAAATTGGATGGAAATTGCAGGTTCACAAGTTGTAATTAAAATTGCAGTAGGCTTAATAATCTTCCTACCAGCTTATGGAGTATTACTCCGTTATCTCAAAAATAGAGTAGCTGATGGCGATCAAGGGTAAATTGATACCTGGAGAAGCATTGATATATGAGCGGGCCAACGGTGTTGTGTTCGCTCATTATCGAGACCCCCCGCATAACAAAATACCTCGTTGGATCATTGGTGGTGACAAAGATGGTGTGGACCGTGCTACAGCAAAAGAACAGGGCGATTTGTTCACATACAGAGACTGGCAGGACATAAACGAAATGGCTAAGACACATAAGACATTGTCTGTCTATTTAAATAAGATATTTGACATATACTTGATGACAAAGGAAACAAAGAAATGATTACAATAATTGCAGGACCGTGTCAGCACGAAAGCTTAGAACACAGTTTGAATATTGCAAAGCATTGTAAAGATATATGTGACAAGTATGGCGCAGAGTATATTTTTAAAGCTAGTTTTGATAAGGCCAATCGTAGTAGTATGCAAGGCAAGCGTGGTGTAGGTTTTACAAATACACTACATGACTTTGAAGAGATTAGAGGCGAAGTGGGGTGTAAGACGCTCACAGACGTTCATACAGTAGAGCATATTACAAACATAACAACTTACTATAACAACGCAGTAGACGTACTACAAATACCCGCATTCCTTTGTAGACAAACTGATTTACTACAAGCGGCATGTGCAACTGATAAGATTGTTAATATTAAAAAAGGACAGTTCCTAGCACCTTGGGATATGAAGGGAATACTGTCTAAGACTGAAGGTGCTAGAGAGGTTTGGATAACCGAGAGAGGAACTAGCTTTGGATACAATACTTTGGTTGTGGATTTTACCGGCTTGGATTACATGCTTAATAATTATAACTATCCTGTGGTTTTGGATGCCACCCACAGTGTACAGAAACCAGGCGGCAACGGAGGCAGTAGCGGCGGCAATAGGGATTACGTTCCTGGCCTATGTCGTGCAGGCAGTGCTTTGGGCATTAGGAATTTCTTTTTAGAAGTACATCCAGATCCAGACAACGCACCCAGTGATGGTCCAAATATGCTTCGTATAGAAGACTTTGATAAAGTAGTAGGAGAGATACATGAATACAGCTATACTAATTCCAGCGAGAGCAGCTTCAACTAGGTTTCCTGATAAACCTCTAGCATTGCTTAACGATGTACCGATGATACGTAGAGTGTACGATCGTTGCTGTATGACGGGCTTAGACACCTTTGTGCTTACTGATAGCAAGCGTATTGCAAGCTTATTTCCAGAAGGTAATGTGATTGTTGATTACACTGATTATGCTAACGGCACAGAACGATGCTGTGGGGCAGTTGATAAGCTTCCCCAAGAGTATGACCAAATTATTAATGTCCAAGGTGACATGCCTGACGTTACACAAGAAATGATTAAGAAGATTGAACTTACATTACAGTACGATTCACTAGCAACATTATGGGCCGACTTTCCAGATAAGAGCTTGACAGATGATCCTAATAGTGTTAAACTAATACATAACTGTTCTTATGCTAACTGGTTTGGTAGAGGATTTGCATATGGAAGTTGGCACTTAGGTGTGTATGGATTTAAGACTCACGTACTAAAATTGTACAATGGATTAAACGTACCACCTGAAGAAGATATCGAAAAACTAGAACAGTTACGTTGGATACAAGCTGGCTATAGAATAGCATTAGGTAAAGTATTATTTAACGGCGTAGAGATTAACACACCAGGGGACTTAGTAGAATGGCACAGCAAAAATTACCTTTAGCAGAACAGCTTGCAGGTATTGACACAAATAGTAAAGGCCTATGGAAAGAGTTTGATGCTGAACAACGTAAGAGTGTTAGTCACTGGTTATTGAATAGATGGATTAGTTCTGTTGAAGGCGATAGAGCGGCACAGGAACATGCTATTCATATGACAAATGAAATGTATAACATTAATTGGAACGTGTTAGGTGCAAAGCATCCGCAGTTACAATGGCAATTAATGTGTGCTACGCATAACAATAAGTCATCAATCAAACGTCACAAATGGATTGGTTTTAAAAAGAAGACTAGCAATAACAGCAAAGGTGCAGCTTTACTAGAAAAAATATATCCTAATATGAAATTAAAAGAGGTAGAATTACTTGCTAGCATATCTACAAAAAAAGAACTTAAACAACTTGCAGAAGAACACGGTTTTGAAAATGTCAAACTCTGAAAAACCATATGTATGCGAATACTGTGGTTCAGGATACACTCGCGAAAAGACATTAGCTGTACATATGTGCCAGCCCAAGAGACGGTTTTTGCAGCGTAAGGAAAAGCGTATCCAGTTAGGATTGATTGCATTTAATAAATTTTATAAACTAAGTGCAGGTTCAAAAAAAGATAAAACGTATGACGAGTTTGACAAGAGTCCATACTACAATGCATTTGTAAAGTTTGGTAGCTTTGTATCTAATGTAAAACCTTTGTATCCTGAAAAGTATATTGAACATGTTGTAACTAGTGGCGTTAAGTTAGATCACTGGTGTAGAGAAGAAATGTATGAAGCTTATGCAATTGAGCTAATTAAGAAAGAAGGTGTTGAAACTGCACTTGAACGTAGTATAATGACTATGATGGAATGGGCTGACGAACAGACGCAAGCACCATGGAATCATTATTTTCATCATGTAAGTTTGAACAGAGCAGTATGGCATATTAAGGACGGCAAGATTAGTCCGTGGCTTATACTTAATTGTACAAGCGGAAAAGACATGTTAAGTAAGTTCAATGATGAACAATTGGAAATTATCTATCCAATGATAAACCCTGAACATTGGGGGGTACGGTTTAAGAGACAAACTAGCGATGTTCAACTAGTAAAAGATGTAGTGAAGGAGAGTAGCCTATGAAGATACTAATATTTGGATTGCCTGGAAGTGGTAAGTCAACACTTGCAGAACCGTTTGCTAAAGACATTGGTGGCGTGTGGATTAATGCTGATGCTGTTAGAGCAGAATATGATGACTGGGACTTTAGCTTAGAAGGCAGAATAAGACAAGCACAACGAATGCGCCACTTATCTGATGGAGTAGTCATGGCCGGCAAGATTGCAGTTGCTGACTTTGTGTGCCCCACAATGCGTACTAGACAAGAATTTAGTGCAGACTATTCAGTATGGATGGACACAATTAAACTTGGCAAATACGAAGATACCAATCAAATGTTTGAAAAGCCAACTGATGATTTTATTCGAACTGACTACATAGTAAGTGAATGGTTTACAGATACCCATAAGCAATTAACTAAAGTTGTAGAAAGGTTTCAAGAGTTACATGTTCAATAATCAAAAACCAACAGCACAGATGCTAGGCAGATGGCAACCGTGGCACGATGCACATACTGAGTTATTCAAACGTGCTTTAGCTGAAACTGGACAAGTATGTATAATGGTACGCGATGTAAGTTTCATAGTAGGTGAAGATGCAGGCGCAGGCCGCACAGTTGTACAAGACGATAATCCTTTCAGTTACGATTATGTAGTAGATGGCATTGAAGAAGGACTACACAATGCGGGGTTTACAAGAGGCACAGAGTATGTTATAATGAAAGTACCTAATATAGTAGACATTAGTTATGGACGCGGAGTAGGTTATACATTTACCGAACATGATTTAGGTACAGAGCTACATGACATAAGTGCTACACAAATTAGAGCTAAATTAAGAGAACAAGGAAAATTATGAAACTATTATATTACCCAGATAAGTTTTTAGATAAAAAAGTTAAGCAGGTTAATTTAGAAAACCCAGGGTTTGATCCAAAAGAACTGCGTAAAGAAATGGTCGACTTAATGCTAGCAAGTAGCGGTGTTGGGCTGTCCGCTAATCAAATTGGATTAGATGCAGCAGTATTTGTTATGGGTGATAAGCCTGACAATACAAACATTTGTATTAATCCAACTGTGTTAGAGTATACTGAAGAAACTGTTTTAGACTTAGAAGGGTGTTTAAGTTTTCCTCATGTATATGTAAGGCTACCTAGGCCTAAAGAAATACTTGCAGAGTATTATGACGAAAACTTAGAAAAACAAACTGTAAAGATTGATGGATATAGTGCTAAGTGTTACTTGCATGAACTTGATCACTTGTTAGGAATTACTATGAAAGATCGTTGTAGTAAACTTAAATGGGATATGGCAATAAGGAAATCAGTTAAGTACAAAAAACTATTTGAGGCTAATAATATAAATGCCTGATATTGATATTGACTTTGCTGACAGGACTGTTGTGCTTGCACAAATTAAACATCGTGTGGCAAAATTAGATACAGGAAAGAAACACAACACCGGAGTCTATGCAAACGAGATTCCTCATAACCCAGTTGACGGGCTGTCAACAATAGAACATAAGACTGCGGAAGAACGCGGCTACTTTAAACTAGACTTTCTTAATGTAAGCATTTACAAGGAAGTTAATAACGAAGCACATTTAACAGAGCTAATGGAAAGGAAACCACTATGGCAACTTCTGGAACACAAGGACTTCAGCGACAAAGTCTTTCATCTGAACGGGCACGACGAACTATTGAAACAATTGAAACCTACTTCGGTACAACAATTAGCAGCGACACTAGCGATCATTCGTCCAGCGAAACGATATCTAGCAAACAAGGATTGGGAAACAATAATGAAGGAAGTATGGATCAAACCGACTAATGGTGATTACTTCTTTAAGAAAGCACATGCTGTTGGCTATGCAATGGCATGTGTAGTACACATGAATTTAATTTGTGAAAACTTGGATAAGGATTAGTCTTTAGGAGGTCTTCGTACTAATTGTACAGACTTTCTTTTAATTCGTTTAACAGCTAGATTATTTAAATTAACACAAGGGCCTATAGTAACTTTTACGTCCTTGCTGTTCATTGTCATTATACAATATTTAAATGTTCTCATTTCACCAGCCATAAAAATGTTGATTGGAATCATTCTATTTGACTCCCACCACCACACTTCGCCTAGTTCGAGAAACCGTTGTTGTTCTACTTTTGTGTTTAATTCTGTGTATACGTACATACTGGTTACACTAGCATCTTGGTTAATTACTACCCCAACATACTCTTGTCCACCGTAATTTACTACACTTAAAAATGGAAAGTTATTTTCAATGTCTTTTGTTAACATGGGATAGATAATTAATTCCTATAAATACATTATGCAATTGTTGTCAAGATATTTAGTCGATAATACAACCACACTTGTCGCAGATGTGGCAGGATTCATAACGGAGTACAGACCAGTGTATAATAGAGGTATAGAAGTATATAAAGGTATAGACAATGCCTTACAGTTTAGATTATTAAATGCAGATCAAAAGCCAGTCAATGTAGCCACAGGTTATACACCTAAGTTTGAAGCTTATGATGAAACTGGAAGACTACTTATTACACGAGACTGTACAATACAAGATGACGGCAGTACTGTTACTAGAGGTAAGTTTAAACTTACAATATCCGAAAACGATCTTAAAAATGTAAAGCAACAATTTCTTTCTTATATTGTTTACCTAGTTGAAACCGACGGCGACAAAGTTCTTACATATTCGCAGTCTAACTTTAAAAACAACGGAACTATATTTGTTAATGCAAAAGCATTACCTGGCCCAAACAATTCAATTACAGTAACTACCCTTACTGAAACTAATGCAAGCTCAGAGATTTGGGTTACACAGCCAATTGGTGCAGAGCCAGGTATTAATGGCAATGAAGCATTACATACTGCTGCCATATATCCAGTTAACTTTGCAGGCACTGTTACTGTACAAGCAACATTAGCTAATCAAGTTACTAGTGGAACACCTTGGGCTGACGTTGCAACACAGACACTAATAGGCACTGAGACATGGCCGGTTTCGGTAAACTTTAACGGCGTGTTCACGTATGTACGTTTCAAAACTACTGTTGATCCAACAGATAAAATAACCAAAATTCTCGTAAGAAATTAATCAAAAACACTTGACAAATTAACAAAACTACGTTATAATAGTATTATGAGTGTAGTCAATGAAACAGTTCTGACATATCTGCCGCCTAAGCGGAAAACAACGCCAAGCGGATGGCTTTCATTCAATGCGCCTTGTTGTCATCATAATGGCACTTCATCTGATACTCGTCTACGTGGTGGACTAATCCTTAACCCGGATGGCGTAAGCTATCACTGTTTTAACTGCGGTTATAAAGCAAGTTGGCAACAGGGGCGCAACCTTAGTATTAAAATGCGTAAGCTATTGCAATGGATGAATACTCCTGATGATGTGATTAATAAACTAGCACTAACTGTTATGCAAGAGAACGAAGGGTTAGAGGTCAAATTAAGAATGACCGAAATGCCAGAATTCAATACAGTACCTATGCCAGAAGATGCTATTAAGATATCAGACATTACAGACGTTAACAAGCATAGTATGGCTATACTTGAGTATATGAGCCAACGAAAATTGTTCTTAGAAGATTATACTTATTACTGGTCACCTAGCTTAGGTTACAGAGATCGCTTAATAATTCCATTTTACTTTGAAGGTCGAATAGTAGGCTGGACAGCTAGAACTATAAAAGATAATTCTAAATACAAGTACATGTCTGAACAGCAACCTGGCTATGTGTTTAACTTAGACAATCAAGGATATCGTAAAATATTTGTTATTGTTTGCGAAGGTCCTATTGATGCTATACATATAGAAGGAGTTGCACTACTAGGAAGCGAAGCCAAAGATCAACAAAGAATGTTGATCAATAGGTTAAGTAAAGATGTAATAGTTGTTCCGGACAGAGATCATGCAGGTTCAAAATTAGTTGAACAAGCTATTGACTTCGGATGGGGTGTTTCAATGCCACAGTGGGACAATGATATAAACGACATCGGCGATGCTGTAGAACGGTATGGTAGAATTTTTACATTACATAGTATAGTAAGTCACGCTCAGACATCACCGCTTAAAATTAGACTAGGAGCAAAAAAATGGTTTACCTAAAAAAGATTTGGTCATGGATTACCTGGCCCTATCACAAAATAAAAGAAGAACTTGCATATCGCAAAAAAATAAAAGAACTTAGAAAACGAGATCCGTTTATCTACAAATAGGAGAAAAGAATGTTATTAGAAGTACCGTACAAAGTAGGCGACACTATTAGTTTAAAGCTATCAACAGGTGAAGAACTTGTAGCACGGCTTGACGCAGAAGATGCAAAGACATATACTGTAAAGAAGCCGATGGTATTAATTGCAAGTGAAAAAGGGTTAGGTCTAGCACCATTTATGTATAGTGTAAGTCCAGATGGTAAGTTTGTACTAAATGCTAACACAGTTACTTGTATGGGCAAGACTGAAGGTGAAATTGCTAAACAGTATACCTCTACTACTAGCGGCATCCAAATGGTTTAAGGAATACAATATGAATACGCAAGAATATCGAAATACACTTGTTAACATTGCTAGTAAGCATTGGAAGAAAGCTCCTGGTGCAAAGTATATACACAAGTGGGATTTGTACATGCTTGAAAAACAATTTTGTGTAGACAATATGAACTTTGACGGCGTTGACTCTATTCTTGAAATTGGATGTGGCATGGGAATGTTAGCACACCTAATGCAACAAAAAGGTGTTAACGATATTGAACTAACTGACGTAGATGAGTTCTTTGATGGCAAAGACAAAGGTGCTTTGTACAAAGAATGTTGTGACGTATTAGGTTTCAAACGTTTCATAATGTACGTTAACATGAACGAGCCTATGAAGTTAGATAGACAGTATGATATGATTGTAGCTACACGTACAGTGTTTGATAGAGAGTGTTTAGTGCCCGGAACTATATTTAATTACGAGTACTGGCTAGATGATTGTTTCAAGTATTGTAAACGAGTGTTTGTAAAAACAAACTTTGCAGGAGGAGGTAAAAGCTTTCCTGATTACATGCGTCCTTACCTATGGTGGCCTACAGGTCCAGAAGGTGAGTCACTTGGTAAGCCAAGGAGAGGATGGTATATTAGAGTTGACAAAGACGAATGGGAGAATCGCAACAAATGATAACTTGGGGAATGGTTGGAAACAGTCACGATGCTAGTTTAGCAGTATTCAAAAACGAAGAACTACTGTGGGCGGCTCTTGCTAAAGACTTTAGCAAGGTACCCAACGACCCACACTTCAATCCACCAATGATTGAAACAGCAGAGGCTAAGTTTGGAAAGCCTGATGCTGTACAGTGGTACGAACGTCCTGGGCTCAAAACACTACGTCAGTTTTATGCTGGACAGGGTTGGTTAGGTAAAGAGAATAACATCAACAAGTACCTCAAGCAATGGTATATTAATGCTCCTATTAGTTATACCCAACATCATCTATCACATGCGGCCTATGCGTATTACACCCAGCCACATGATGACTGTGCTGTAATTGTAATAGACAGTATTGGAGAGTTCGAGACCCTGACTATATGGCATGGTAAGAACAACAAACTAAAGAAGATACACAGTCAAGGCTACCCACATAGCTTAGGGTTGTTCTACAGTGCTATGACTCAACGTGTAGGGCTAGTACCGCAACGTGACGAGTATATGCTTGCTGAGATGGGTGACAAGGGTAACGCTAAGAGACATTTTATAAAGATACTCAACGAGCTAGTATTAACAGACGGGGTTGGTTGGAACCCTAAGATTAAGATGATAGAAAATTTACACCGTGGTTGTAAATGGTGGAGACCCGAACTACGAAGTCAAGAAGATTTAAACGACATAGCAGCAGCTACGCAAAAAGTATTTGAATATTGTGTTAACAATTTAAGTGCATGGACTAAGAAACATACAGGTAGTAAGCACCTAGCACTAGCAGGAGGAGGCGCCCTTAACAGAAGAGCAGTAGACGGCATACGAGACAAATGGAGTGAAGTACATGTTCCACACAATCCAGGTGACCCGGGTAGTTGTATAGGAGCAGTACTAGCACAAACGAAAACCAAGATAACACTTGACAAGCAGTGGCAAAGGTAGTATAATAAAGTATGGGAATCAACGATAAAATATCTGAAGAAGATAGAATAGCAATGCAAGAATGGCTTAAGACCAATGAGGTAAAAGTAGGCAAGACTAAACCTATGCCACCCGAACTTGGTATCAGTAACATTACTTGGAATAATAAATTAACTCGGGCTGAGAAAAAAATTAAAGATGGCAACTAGGCAGAACACAGACTACGGACACGATATACAAAAGGTATATCTAGAAATGATGATGACAGATGCTGAGACATTTGTTAGATGTCAAGCAGTATTCAATCCGGAGGTCTTTGATAGACGTTTGCAAAAGAGTGCAGAGTTTCTAACAAACTATGTAACTGAGCATAACGCATTGCCCACGTTCGACATTATTAATGCAGCAACACAGGGTGATCTTAAAGACCCGGGTGTGATGCAAGAGAATCATTATGATTGGCTGTTGTTAGAGTTTGAAACATTCAGTAGACACAAAGCACTTGAAGCAGCAATTCTTCAAGGAGCAGACTTGCTTGAGAAGGGCGAGTATGGTCCAGTAGAAGAACTAGTCAAGAAGGCTGTGCAAATTGGACTACAAAAAGATCTAGGTACAGACTACTTTGCTGATCCAAGAGCAAGGCTTATGGCCATTAAAGACAACAACGGACAAGTAAGCACAGGCTGGGAAGCAGTAGATAGAAAACTGTTTGGTGGCTTTAACAGAGGCGAACTGAATATCTTTGCAGGCGGTTCAGGTGCAGGCAAGAGTTTGTTCCTAGCTAACCTAGGTGTTAACTTTGCACAACAGGGATTGAACGTGTTGTATCTAACACTAGAGCTTAGTGAAGCATTGGTTAGTATGCGTGTTGACAGTATGGTAACAGAGATCAGCACACGTGACATATTCAAACAGATTGATGATGTTGAACTTAAAGTTAAGATCATTGGCAAGAAGAGTGGAGCGTTCCAAGTTAAGTATATGCCTTCAGGTAAGACACCTAATGATGTGCGTAGCTATATCAAAGAGTATGAAATTAAAACAGGCAAGAAGATTGATGTACTGTTGATTGACTATTTGGATTTGCTTATGCCCAATGGTGCTAAAGTAAGTGCAGAGAACTTGTACATCAAAGACAAGTACGTAAGTGAAGAACTGCGTAACCTAGCAATGGAATTGAACACAGTGTTTGTTACAGCGGCACAGTTGAATCGTGGAGCAGTAGAAGAGATTGAGTTTGATCACTCGCACATATCAGGTGGACTCAGCAAGATACAAACAGCAGACAACGTGTTTGGTATCTTTACAAGCAGAGCAATGCGTGAACGTGGTCGCTATCAAATACAGCTAATGAAGACACGTTCATCAAGTGGTGTAGGATCTAAGATTGATCTAGGCTTTAGTGTAGACAGTCTACGCATATATGATCTAGATGAAGATGAACAAGATGACTACACAGGTCCTAACAACCCTAGTGCAAGCAACAGCATTGTTAATAGTCTCAAGCGTACTAACACTACTAGCACAGATGATAATGATCCAAGTGCAGGTGCTAGCATAGGCAAAGTACGTGCGGACACTGATTCAACCAAGTTGCGTAACTTTATCAACAACCTGTCAGATCAGTAGGCCGAACAGCCGCGAAGCGGTAAACGCTTTTTGCTCAAAAATTAGCGTTTACAACAGCAAATATGTCAAGTAGTACACAACTACTATACCCCACATACACAACCTAAAATAGCACAACCATAGCGACACAGCTAATGCAACACTATGCATTATATGTTAAAGCACGGTTAGTAATTTAAAGACTCTTAATCAATTAACTGGGGAGTGTATGCGGCGCTATTCGAGAGTGCAAGCAGTGCTAGTGTTGCACAACCATCAGACTCAAACTGAAGTGTACAATGATCCAACTGTACACAGTGTAGATTCAAAGTAAACAACTTGATTTCAGCATTGCTGGTAAGAAGATCTTGATAGTAGATTCGCTCGCTGTGTGTGTTGGAAGTGTGTGTAGTATAATACTTGGTAGTAGTATCACCGTGATAGTTCAATCTGACTTTAAGCATATACTAGCATGTCCCTACTCGAATGGATAGCGTATACACACTGTTAAAACTGAAAAACGGGATTGAGACGCTGCACTACAGTTTAAAGGCTAGTGTATATACACTGTTACTTATGTTCAGCTTCCCATGCTAGTATACTGTTCTTGAGCGTGATTATATCTAGAACAGCTGAGCGGTAGCGAACAAGGTCTTTGTGTTTGCCTTGTGTGCAGTACAGTTGTGAATGGTGATCGGCTATGCGTGTAAGGTGGATAATCTGTGATTGAAATTGACGTCTGTAGTGTAGAGAATCCAACGAGCGGTACCTTGGGTGCGTGTTAGTCTTGTTGTTGTCACAGTGTGACCGAGGCAAAAATTTTTTAGTTGAGTGAACAGACTAAAAATGCAATTGCTGTTACAGCTACAATGTAGAACACATACCAGCATAGAGCCCATGTTCTGTTGCGTCGGTAACCAACAATTGCTTCTTCTTGAGATCGACCTTGACAAGGAATGATAGGCAGTAAGTTAAGCATGTAAGTATTTAGCGGGAACTTCCGAAATGGGTCCTAGCACCTAAAAAAGTAGTCGCGTAAAAAATTAGGGTCAAGTACTTACAGAAGTGAGGTGGTGATTTTAGCTGCTTCACTTTAAAAAATCCATTAACGCTAGCTGCTAGTTAAATCAAATTTTGTTTTATATACCCCGACCCCCCGGAAATATTTTTTCAAAAAGATTTTTTCTTTTGATTAAGCAGTCAAGAAAAAAGGTATAATGTTTGCACACTATACCCCTCCCCCACTTCGTATCTTAGAAGTTAATCTGCTCTGCTTCCTGCGTAAGCAGTAAAGCCACAAGCTTTGAACACCTTAGCAGCAGCCTGAGCACCCTCTTCCTTGGTGCTCATACACTGCGTACCTAAGCTACTAGGGTTCCATATACTGTAGGCTCCACTGTAGTCCTTCTCATAGCCAGCAGCTTTCATACGCTTGCCTAGCTTGGTGTTGCCTTTGATGCCGTGTATGTTAACCCATGCAAAGCCACAGTAGCCACGTTCGCCATATGTGTCTATGTGTGCAGTGGCTGCATCATAGGCAGCTGTCTTGGCCGCAGCCATTATAGTTTGTAGGTCCTCTACAGTGTAAAGGTCTAAGTCAGTAGTTGTTAAGTTGATTGTAGTCATGTGCAATGCCCCTTGCGTTTGTTTAATGTACTTACAGTATAACACCTATACACTAGATGTCAACCCCTAATAGCTACACACCGGAGTGTCTAGCCAGTTGTTCAAACAGTATTGTTCTAGCTCAGCCTTGACAGCGTGGAGCTCACGTGCCTTTGCTCTTACTTGGCGTGAGCTCAGCTCTCCATCTTCACCTAGGTTCTCTGGACTCAGTGCTGATGCAATGCCTTCCATAAGATGATCAGCTGTGGCTTGACTTAGAGGAAAGGTAATCTCTGGCGCTTTGAATATAGCCTGCCACCTGTTCTTCTGTTCTACATACTCGCCTAGTTGAGTATAGCTTACTCCATTGACTGCTAGCATTTTACGACTCCTACGT